AAGCAGTCATATGCTGTGTCAGTCTAACGTGAAGTTTACCGTCTGGTTTGAGGTAGGTCTTAATACCATCAACAAAGCTACTTAAATATGTATCGAGTGCGCTAAGTCTGCGTATTTTAGATAAAAAGTTTACGGCTTCATCCATTTGCTTTGATTTAGCTATTCGTTCAAGATACTCAAGGTTAGATTTACTAGTGCTGAACCCGTTAGCACTGTGCCACTTAACAGATGGGGCAGTAAACTTCAGTCCCGCTAGTTCGTTGATTGGTTTGAGAATATACCCAGTGCCGTTGCATACACTACACTTGCTTGCATTTTTAAAATTATCCCCATTCTTTTTCTTTTTATAGTAAGTACCATTGCCCTTACAATCCTTGCACTGTTCCGCTTTAGTTTTACGCACTGGCGTAGTCGAACTAGTTATTAGTCGTTTAAATTGGTCTTGGTTCATATATGGATCAGCATCCATAGCCCACTGAGTTTTGTTTTTAGGCTTACGTGAGTACACAACCCATGACAACTGTTCAGGTGAATTTAAATTTATTGGGGTGTCGCCCATCAGTTGTCTCACAAATAACTGCAATTCATTTTGTAACTGCGCTCGCTCCTGCTCAAATTGAGTACGAACCTCCTCCAGAGCTTCTGTATTGACCGTGAAGCCGTTTTGATAGATTCTGGCTAGTACCACACATGTTTCCATCGTTAGGTCCACCACGGGCATTAGAATGCGATTTACGTCATCCCGGTAGTCTAAGTTCTGTTCATAGTATAAAGAAAATGTAGTCTGTAGATCGGCGTACAAATACTCTTTAAGCTCTTCATACGGAATAGCATCAATGGACATACCCTGCTTTATGTAGTTCTTCAGGGTATCCTGTTTCTTAAAAGGTAAATCTCTGCGCTCAGCCACTGCTTCAAGAGATAGTGGCTGTTTTTGTGCTCGCTGTAACAGGTACTCAGCTAACATGGTGTCCCACACCGGGCCGCCATACTTAAATCCAGTTTCCCAGATCCACAGCAAGTCATGATTAATATTGTGACCGATCAATAATGTTGTTTTATCTAATATTGCTTGTATCTCATCGCAGTCTTTTTTGCGGTATTCGTATTTGCAATCGTATTCAATGTGATCAAAGGTGTAGTGTTTAGGCTCCTCACCCTCCACCTGAATACCGATCATGACCAAGCTGTTTGTCGATTCGTATGGATCGAGATGAAGCTTGCCATCGCGTTTAGTCACAGTGTTTTCTACATCAAGAACAACTTTCATGTATTGACACCTTCCATAACTCTTCAATAGATAAATTATAGCATGACGACTTGACAATATAACCATTGTCGGGATCTACGTCTCCTTTGTTCATATAGCGAGCTACTTCGTAGTAGGTCTTACGAGGTATCACGCCCAAGAACCATGCCACACTATAATCGTTTTTTACTCGTACAAATCCAAAGTGATTACACTGTTGATGTTCGCTCAGTTTAGCCACACTACAATCGTAATGCGGCAAAGGAGTGACTGATGTTCTTTTTGTTTTTACATCCACAGTTTCTCCGTTAATCAAAATCAAGTCATAGTCATAGGTGTTTTGTTGTGTAGCGTTAAGCAATTCAGCAGTTACTATTTCACCTATAAATCCTGCGACATTGCCCTGACCTTTAGTAATGCTGTTGTGAAGTTTACCCATCTCGACAGCCTGATCACGCGCTTTAATAAGTTGGTCATCCCTAACCAAAATTTCGATCATACAGTATATCGTCCCACCTTATATTCCAACCTGACTGTAATGTAGCCATGCCACCCGGTCAGTTTATTTTTCACAGAATTAACATGGCGTTGATAGTCATCTTCCTCCTGTCCCTCAATTGGAGGATTCTTACTAATCAGCAACATGAGGTCAGCCTCCGATGCCTTGCCAGTTTTACTGCCCTCCATCATAGATTGATTCAAGACAATTTTACCTTCGGCTTCAGCAGATAACTGTGACATATAGAACACTGCACATTCGTATTCCTTAGCTATTTGTCTAGCATGAATCGCGCAGTTCTTTAATCCTTCGTGCGATTGATCGCCTGCAAATTTATCCCCCATATCGATAACCAATATGTCAGGACTATAAGTTTTACATACAGACTCCACCCATGCCATGTCCCGGCCAGTTGCATCTTTGATCTTGATGTTCTCTTTGAGCTTGGCCCATCTCTGTTGAGCGGTACGTGGACTCGCTTTAATCTCTTTGAGAGTCATGCCTGATGCGGCAGTAAGATATCTGGCCCCCACACGGTGCGTCCCTTCCTCATTGCAAAGCACAACGCATTTCGCTCCTTGATGCGCAAAGCCATCTGGGCCTGCGATCATGCTTGCATGAAACGAAGTTTTACCAGTGTTAGGTCTTGCTCCTATGACAATCAGATGACCATCATTAACACCCTCTATACGGGTAGCAAGTGTGGGGATATTAAAATGCCAACGTGCCTCAAGATCGTTTTTCTCAAGCAATGTTTCGATTTCTAAGTCGTCCCACTCAATATTTAAGTCGGGCAGAAAGTCATCGTTGTGCCTCTCAAGAATTCTGCGCAGGGGTTCAAGAGATGACTGCGTACCGTTTACGAATGAATAGCCTATGTTAGCTATGTCTTCTCCCAGATACCGCTGAAAAAGTTTACTTAATATTTCTTGTGCTACGTCTTCACCCAGTGGGGACTGTTCACGCAGTTTTTTAAATACTCCCCGGTAATAAAGCTTTTGAGAACCAGAAAGTGTAGGGTCTGCCGCGAAGAAAAGACCTTCAACTTCATCGACAGTTAAGTCTCGATTGTACTTATCCATCGCCGCATCGATCATCGTCTTGACCTTTCCTACTTCTTTACTAAACACAGAATGAGGGCATTTAGCCCCCTTATGATCATCATAAAACTCTTTGTTCAGCAGGCTTTTGATAATAGCCAGTTCCATTACGATGGCACCTCATCATAGTATCTAATAATTAAATCCAGTGCATCGATATGTTTTTGAATCTCTGCTTTATCTGCCTCTAAGTCGTCATGGAATACAGCAAACTCTTTTCCTTTTCCACGCGCATCAAATGAGTCCATCATGTCATCAAGACAATCTTTTAGCTCTGCTATAAACGTAGCGTGAGCGGCCTTAACTAGGGTTTCAATCTTCATGTTCATTCTCCTCACTCTTGTGGATCACTGCCGGGATACACATACTCATCCGCTTTTGCATTATAGAAGCCGCCGATCTGATTTATCGCAGAAGGGTCAGTCCAATGTTGTTTTTCATACTTACTAATTTCTTTTTCAAGATCAGGGTAATGTACACTAGCGGCTATAGCTACGCCATCCTTCGGTGCTAGCGTTTCAGCCATAGCTTTAAATTTATCGTACTTGATAGGGTCATCCGCCATGTCAGCCTCATTAGCCAAGAAAAGTGCCCACAAATAAGCACACTCACCCGTCAGGCCACTGCCCCCATAGGGGCGTTCAATATAAGGTATCTTGCTCATTGTTTTTCCCTGATACAAAAATATTTATGTTCCCCACAAATATTGGTAAATCCAATACTTCTTCTTTCGTCTGACATAAAGTGTCCGACACCTGCTATGGAACCGAATAGAAATAAAATGAAAGCATATACTTTAATCATCTCCTACGCCTCCTTTTCCATGTCCCATTTAACTTTGTTTGGCGGTGATTTTGGCGCACGTTTCTTCTCAGTTTTAAATACAAACCAAGTGAAGAACACGCATGTAATCAGCACATAATGACCAATAATATTGTACCCGATGTACAGTAATTCGGTTGTGTAGATGCCAAAGGCAATGCACCACATGGCGGCTAACAAAATCGTGAGAAGATACTTGTACTCCATCGGTGCAAACTTAAGTGCATTCTTTGTGGCATCCAATAATCCAAAGCCAAACTTGGTCAACGCTACCCAACCATTCTCCTCAAATGCTTTGAATATTTTCATTTCTTTTTCTCCTTGTATTCACCGTGCACAGGCTTTTTCGGAAACTTCTTCAGCCAACAGGAGGCACAAAAATACACAGGCTTATCACCTTCTTTTGCATCCGCTTTGCTATCACAGAAATCACATTTAATTAAATTGTTCACGGCGATAATCCTTTTTTGCGACACACTGACCGGAGACCAACAACTTGTCTGAAGACAAAAAATGAAACCCGTAATCGCTGTTGACCACTGGCTGTTTTGCAATTGTATTTACAAACTCTTTGCATTTGTCATACGATTCAAAAATTCTGTCTGAGACTGCCGGTTCAAATCCGGTCACTACAAACACTAAAAGTATTTCTTTCATGCAATATCCTCCTCTTCGTCAGGCTTGTAAGGCCAAGCCTTTGTTATTAGCCAATGGCCGAAGGGTACAGCACCTCGATACTCACGATCAAATGCTGTTGATTTCTTTTTGCCACTTTCCATTGTTTT